TCAGAGTCGCTTCCTCGCTGCTGAATAGGCTTCTCCGCGTTCCCTCTTCCCTGCCGCAATCACTTCGATCACCAGTTGCCCGTCGTCCACTCTGTAGACGAGCCGGTAACCGACGTCCTTCAGCTTGATCTTGTAGCAGTCCTTCATGCCGGACAGCTTGTCCTTCTCAACCCTGGGGTTGATGAGGCGCTCTGCCAGCTTCTTCTTGAAGGAGTCGCGGATCGGGACAGGTAGCTTCTGCCACTCCTTCTCCGCGCTTTCTTTGATGCTCAGCTTGTACTTCGGTGGTTCACTTGCTGATCTAGAGGTCATCCAACGTAATTTCCCGCGAAGGCTCGTCGCTACGTTCCCTAACGATTCTGGCAAGGACAGCATCGTCCAACGCTTCCAGCATCTGCTCGTAGACTTCCGGCGGCACTGCATAGAATGCCGGCGCGTTACGGTTAAGGATCACGACGGGTTTACCGTGCCCAGCCTCAATGGTTCCCATTGGGTCTTTCTTCAGCTCGGTGATGGAGGCTGCTACGTCCGCTAAAACGGCGTGTGCCATAAAAACTCCTGAGCGCTACAACGCTCATTCCTGTCACTATTGAGCACCCAAATTAGCACTTTTAAAAGACCCTTTAAAGGCCCTCATTTACAGGATACGTTGCCTCAGTCGCTTCTACCCCACCGATAGATGCAAAGCGCGAGTGAATACGGCTGCCGAGGCCTCGCTCCTCTCGCCCGCTCTCTGAGTCCAACTGATCGAGCTGCGCAAGCGGTGAAAGGCGCATAGCTGACTCAAGATGTTCCGGCGACAGGTGTGCATACCGCATCGTCATCGTGATCGACGAGTGCCCCAGGATCCGCTGAAGCGTCAGGATGTCCCCTCCCCCCATCATGTAATGGCTTGCGAAGGTGTGGCGGAGGATATGGGTCAGTTGCCCCGGCGTCTGGAATCCACAGCGCTCATAGGCGCAACGGAAGGCGGCTCGGCAGGACATGAACAGGCGGCCGGTTCCAGGCATGCCCACCTTGAACATCAGTTGCTCCAGCTCTGCCGGGATCGGCACTGAGCGGCTCTGACGGTTCTTGGTCCGGTGGTAATGGACCTTTCCCCCATGTACGGCCCCACGGGCGATGCTCTCGGCTTCTTCCCAGCGGGCACCTGTAGCGAGGCACAGGAGAGCGACCGGGTACGTGTGGTTGTTCGTGCTGGCCTTGCACTCCTCGAGAAGCTGGGCGACCTGATCCAGGGTGAGGAAGGTCAGTTCAACCTGATCGGTCTTGATCTGCCGGACGTTGGCCAGCGGGTTTGCCTTGTGCCAGGAGCCGAGACGGATCAGCTCGGAGAAGATGGCCGACAGGTAGCGTTGTTCGTGGTTGACCGTCTCCGGCTTCACTTCGGTCAGACGGCGTTGCCGGTAGCGTGCCCACGCGAGCGAATCGAACTCGAAGGCCAGTGGATCACCAAGACGCTGGGCCAGCGCCTCACAACGCGCCAGACGCTGGGTGCCATCCTTGAGAGTGCATCCATGAAGGTCATACCAGACCCTCACCAGATCCGAGACGCGATCATCCAGCGGGCGCCCCGTTTCCCCCTTCACGGCAAAGAAATCTTGCTCGTAGCGGATCGCAGCAGACTTGGTAAGGAACCCGTATTTCCTCACCCGGCGACCGGAGCGACCGTTCTCGTAGAAGTCAGCCGTCCACGTCTTCCCATCCTTGCGCGCGGTCATATCGCGTAGCCCCGCCTGATGTAGCGATCGTTGATCAACCCGATGACATGCTTTTCGAGGTCGCGAGTGCTGTAGCCCTTGGCGGTGTAGTGGTCTTCGATCACATGCCAGAAGGGGAGCGTTCTCCCGACCTCAAGGGCTTTTTTTGGTGGGATGCGCTCCCGTGCGATCAGGCTGGCGAACTGGCCCAGGAACATCTCGCAGTTCTTGCCGGAGAAGCCCTGAGCGGTCTTGTAGTAGCGGCGGTACTCGGTGCGTTCGATGAGCGGATCGGCTTCCACCTGGACCTTCGTGTCGAGGCTGATCAGCGACCAGAAGGCGTCGAAGATCCCTTCCCGGGAAATCAGCTTGTAGTTGTCGCAGGCGTACTGCCAGAGGCCTTGCAGGTGCGGACAGAGGCCTTCATAGGTACGGCAGCCGATCACCTCGCCCGAGGACATCGTGGAGCCTTCCGAGAACTGCTGGACGATGGAGTGGTGATAGCGGAATTCGATTCGCCACACGGTTTCCAGGGGGTTGAATGCCGGTTCGCCATCGCCGAAAGGATCGCCGTTCAGAGAGGCCCTCACCGATTCCCAATAGTCGAGTTTGTCGGTGGCCCGTGCCTGTAGGGTTTTGTTGTAGAGGCACATCTGCAGGCCGTTTGCCGAGCCGAACATGAAGGTCTCGCCACGCCCATAGACCGAGGCGTTGCTGTCGTACTCTATGCGGTCGATGCCGCTGATCTGGCGGACACGCCGGGACCGGCAGTGCATGCGATCCACGAAGTCTGCAGGTGGGGTCCAGCCCTGAACATCCAGCGCGATATGGACGGCGCACTGGTTCACCTCACAGGCCGAGAGCACGCCAGCGGCCAGGTCATCCATGACGCCCTGCAGGATCTTCGGATCGGCACCATCCAGGGCGTGCGGGGACACTTCGATCTTGAGGTGCGGGCCGATGTTCTCCAGCTTCACGTTATGGTTCTTAATCAGCAGGATCAGCCCCATGTCGGCGTTCTGTAGGCGGTACTGGTAGCCCGAGTCGCGACCGATGCGACCCTTGGCCCACTTGTAGCCGGCGAAATTGACGAGATCTTCCGGCTCATCGAACAACGCCATCACTTCCGGACGGATCATGCCGTTGTACAGCTGACGCACCGTATCGACGCCACAGCGCAGCAGGCGCACACCCGACAGGTCGGCGAATCTGCCGTTGCTCGGGTCCATGAAAATCCGTCCTTCGGACGACTCATAAAAATCCCCGTTCTCCTTGAGGATCAGGCGGAGGGGGTGAACTGCCTTTTTCATTCTTTCGTACCTTCAATGAGGTTTATTGAGGTGCTTACTCGTTAGCTATCCGACGTGTTACAGGGTCGTCGGCCGCGCCGCCGGCCTACCGCTCGTGCCTGGCGCTCTCGGCCGGCGGCGCGGCTCGCCGACTCAAAACGGGAACGCCGCCACCGGCTGCACGAGCTGCAACGCGGTGAAGAAACCGAGCGCAAAGGCGAGTACGAGCAGCCCGAGGGCGTTGATCAGTCCAGGCAGGTTCATTGCTTCCTCCAGGGGCGTGAGGCGTATTCGTTGTCAGGCACCACCACCACTTGTTGGGGCTACGGTGATGGGCTGGCGGATGGCGATGCCGCGACGGTGAGCGGGGCATTGGAGATCGCCGGCCTTACAGGGGCCCCGGCGCAGGTGACGGTTTGCTTCCAGCGCTCATACATCAGCTCAGCGACGCACGCGCCCTTGCTGCGGATGGCGTAGCCGGAGCCGACCAGTTCCCAGCTGGTCATGTTCAGGTGGCGGCCCTCGGGGTCGACCAGGAGGAACATGTACTGGTCGCCTTTCTTCCTGCTGTAGAGGTGGGCGGTGATGGTGACTGGTAACCTCAGAGACTCGGGACCTCGTTTGGCAGTGGCAGTCGGATGCCTTTGGCAATGGGGCACCAAATCAGGATCCGCAGGGGAGCGGGCAGCAAACGGAGTTAAATCTCCGTTTTGCCGGTCAGTACTACGACACCGAGAGCGGACTGCACTACAACTACTTCAGGGACTACGATCCGGAGACCGGACGTTATGTGGAGAGTGATCCGATTGGGCTTAACGGTGGACTGAATACCTACGGGTATGTGGGAGGAAACCCTCTCATGCAGACTGACCCCATGGGGCTTGCCACGTTAGAAATTGATATCCCAAAGTCCGTATATGAATGGATCCCGGAAAATATCCGCATCCCTGCTAGCCGATTGGTCGGTGGCGCTCTTTTAATAGCAACTATCCCCGGCTCAACACCGCAAACCAAAGCTTCCGACCAACCTCTTAATTGTCCTAACGATGACGGCAATTGCGGACCTGATACTAGGGCCATCGCTCAAGAAAAGGCCTATGCTTTTGCCGGAATATCTTCAGGAGGAGAAGGATGCGATCCAGTGCCGTGGCAGGACTACAATAACAAAGATAGCCATGGTTATGCGCAGGCGCGTCAGCAAGGGGCCAAGTGCATGGGTTATCGTGACCAAAATACTAAAGCCCGTGTAGAGGAGCACCCAGGTGGGCATAATGACGACAATGCACCACACCATAAATGCCCACACTTCCATGCTGTAAACCCTTCAGGGCAGGAAATGATTTTCAAATATAAATTGCTAGGTGGTGGCTGGTGATGATTGAATTATTTTATGCAAAAGCCGACTCCTTCACCGTTGGAATGCTTGTGAATGTCAGGCTGTCCAAGAAAATTTCCCGAAACGCAAGAGAGCGTGTGACTTTCTCGATCATTGGGAGCGATGTGGATAACTATGGTGATATCTCTACCAAAGTTGAAGTATTGCTCAGCCATGATTCATTCTATCCAGTTTTTAAAATTAGACCGCGAAATTTGAAAGGCCAAGTTGGCTTCGATATACCAGAGGCAAGTGCGTTATATGCCCCATTGCTTGGTGGGGGCGTGCTGATAACAGATAAACTAGACTCATGTATGTTTGAGATAAATTCAGACGAACTGGAGCGCAGCGGATTAAACTTCTTCTCGATGAGAGGTGGAGTTCCAGTACCTATAGTGTGCACTCGCATAAAGGATAGTTTTCCTGAGTATATAAAGGGAAATATAAAAAATCTCATCAATCACGAGAGAATCACTGGAACGCTGATTGGCTTACTAGAGCACTGTGAGGCAGTAATTGTATGGAGCTTCGCCAATGGTACAAGCCCAGCAATTTTAAGCCTTCAGATGCCAGATTTTCTTGAGTGTTTAGGTGATCGCCTAAGCTCTCAGGATACAAAATTAATTAACACTGGTGATGAGAAGTTTTTGCCAAACTGGTAGTTGTACAGAGAGCAGAGTTATAGGGATTAGGTATTGACGAGCGGCACCCCGTGCTGTTTTCAAGGCTCAGGTCACCGAACCCGGGCGGATCCTCCGCTATCAATATGACGCGCAGGGACGCCCGATCGGACAAACCACTATCCCTAAATAAAGGGCCGTTAATGAATAATTTTGCTCGGCAGGCAGCAGAGTTGCGTAGGAGATAAACGCTGTTGCGTTGAATGCCAATAGAGTTTGACTGAAACTGAAAAATCCAAGATCGAGAGTTCACTGCTTGAGCTAGAAGCAGTAATCAGTCGCTGGGAATAGATGAGCCTGATAGCTCGTAGGCTTTGATGCGCTTTGCAATATCCCTTGTGTTAAAGATTCATCTACTGTCCGCATTTGACGCGTCGTGTATCTTGGATGCCTGGCGAGTTAAATGCGGAGCTTTGTCGACTGGGTTGTATGGCTGCGCCTTCTCCGCACCACCTATATCAATTTCACCAGTAGGGCGTTCAGGTTGGGGCAGCTCCTACAGATGTGGGGGCTGAATTGCTCCAGCTCGGCAGGGATTGGCACTGAGCGGCTTTGACGGTTCTTTGTCCGGTGGTAGTGGACCTTTCCCCCATGCACGGCCCCACGGGCGATGCTCTCGGCTTCTTCCCAGCGAGCACCTGTAGAAAGGCCCAGGAGAGCGACCGGGACGTGTGGTTGTTCGTGCTGGCCTTGCACTCCTCGAGGAGCTGGGCGACCTGATCCAGGGAGAGGAAGGTCAGTTCGACCTGATCGGTCTTGATCTGCCGGACGTTGGCCAGCGAGTTCGCCTTGTGCCATGAGCCGAGACGGATCAGCTTCGAGAGGTTGGCCGACAGATAGCGTGATCCGGGGTGACGGTCTCCGGTTTCAGTCACCATATTCCGAAGGAGATTTAGCGAAAGCTAAGCCCCTTTTCTTTTGCCTGCAAAAATCGACTTACTCGGCTTCGTCGCTCAACTCAGGCGAATCATTCCTCATGTCATTCACCCGCAGCGACACCCGGTGCCCCGCAAAATCCCTCCGCGCTTGGTGAATCAGGTCATCCAGCGCTTCTCCGCGTGTGGCCGTGGATAGCCATTCCCCGAAGTTCTCCGGCGCCAGCACCACGGGCATGCGGTGGTGGATGTGTTCGAGGCTCGGGGCGGCGGATCTGGTCAGCAGGGCGCAGGAGAGGACGGGCTCGCCGTTGGGGTTTATCCACAGGGACCAGAGGCCGGCGAAGGCGATGATGGGGTCAGTGGGGCTGTGGATGAAGTACGGCTGGTGGACCTGGCGGCCGGCGGGGTTGCGTATGTTCTCCTTCTCGTTCCATTCGTACCAGCCCAGTGCGGGCAGCAGGCAGCGGGTGCTGCGCAGAGCGTGCCGCCAGAGGGGTTTGCCGGCGGCGTCTTCGCTGCGGGCGTTGAAGGAGAAGCGCGGTGGGGTGGACTCCTTCCACCAGGCGGGAATCAGCCCCCAGCGTGCGGGCAGCAGTTCGAGCTGGCCACTTTCGTCGTGGCGCAGGATGGGCACGGTCATGGTCGGAGCGACGTTGTAGCAGGCCTCCAGCCAGCGTGGCGGTGTGCGCGCGCCGATATGCCAGTAGCGTTCGATGGCGGCCTCTTCGGGGCTGACGTAGCGTCCGCACAT